GTCTTCTCAGCATTTAATAGACTAACTTACAGAGGTGATATTATGATTGAACATAGACACTGGGTACTAGGTAAAAGTGATCATGATAAAACAGCAGAACGTATGGCTATTGCCGACGTTAACAAGATAAGTGATAAGCTCTGGTATTCCTTAAAGGATGAACGTGTTAAAGACGTAGAAAAACTATCTGAATATCTCAAAATATCTCCTGATTGGTCAAAAGTAGATACTCAATAAAAAAATTATTATGAAATATTACTTTATATTACCATTTAAAGATAGAAATGGTAAATATCAAACAGCATTAGATAATTTTATAGAGCCTTTTTGTAAATATATTAAAACTAATATTAATAATAGTGAAATAATTATTGTTGAGCAATCAGGAGGTCAAAATTATAACGGTGATGAAGATTTGTTTAATTTAGGTAGAACTATAAATATAGGGTTTGATATACTGAAAGATAAAATGAATCAAGATGACGCTTTTATATTTCATCCTATTGATATATTACCTTTAGATACAGATTATAATATTGTTAATACAACAAAAATATGTTGTAAAGCACATTCTGCGAGTGGTGAATTTTATAAGGGGTTAGGCTTTTTAGTAAGAGATTTTATAAAGGTAAATGGATTTAATAATGATATGTGGGGATGGGGTGGAGAAGATGACGAAATGAAAAAGAGATTAACCCTACATAACATATTAGTTGATATTAAGCTAAACCAATATAAATCATTATGTAATGATGGTAACGGTATTATAGATAGCCTCCACTATGCACCTACGCATGATCTCAATTTAAGTAAACTACAGGATCTTAATGTCCCTGGTGATTGCTTTAAAAGTGGCCTTAATACGTTAGAATATAAAATAATTAAGCAGGATATATATAAAGGATTAAAAAAATATATTATAATATGAAAAGCATTTTACTTATAGGAGGATCGGGTTATATTGGAAGTCTATTTAATTATAAATTTTCAGACAAATATAAAATAACAAATATCGACTTAAATTGGTTTAGTGATAACACTCTACCTGGTATCGATTTTAATAATTTAACAGATAGTCAAATAAATCAATACGATGTAGTTATACTTTTAGCTGGTCATAGTTCGGTTAAAATGTGTGACGGTGATATGATATCATCTTTTAATAATAATGTCCGCAATTTTGTAAACCTTCTATCCAAACTTAACAAGACGCAACGTTTTATATACGCTAGTAGCTCGTCTGTATATGGTCATACTTACAGTAAAATTGTAGATGAAACATATAATGAATTTATACCAAATAATTTTTATGATTTAACTAAGCAGATTATAGATATGTATGCATCATGTACAGATCTCAATTTTTACGGTCTTCGTTTTGGAACAGTTAACGGTTGGTCACCTAATATGAGATCCGACATTATGATTAACGCTATGACATCATCTGCATTACAGGACGGCCATATTAAACTCTATATAAAAAATATTATTAGACCTATTTTAGGTATTAATGATCTATGTAGAGCTTTCTGCAATATTATAGACTCGTCAGAAGATAACCCCGGTATATATAATCTCGCGTCCTTTAACAGCACGTCAGAAGAAATTGCATATAAAGTTTCAGCTGTATTAGATAAACCTGTAAAAGAATATAATACGGAAGAGCTAGAACGTATTACTAACGTAAAATTACAGACAACTGCATATAACTTTGCTATTAATTCATCCAAATTTTGTAAAGCATATGGTTTTACTTTTGAAGAAACAATTGAAACAATAACAAAGAGTATAATTACAAATTTCGAAACATGCAACAAAACTTTACGAAACAATTTTAAGCAGTATGAATAATTTTACAATAATAGACAATTGCAGATGTTGCAATGCAGGGGTAACGAAATTGCTAGATTTAAACAATCAACCTCTCGCTAACTCGTACCATATAGAGGGCGAGATACTTGACGAATTTCCACTAGCTTTAAATATATGTGAGGAATGCTTTCATACTCAGTTAAGTGTGGTTGTCAATCCCGAATTAATGTTTAAGAACTACCTATATGTAAGCGGAACATCAAATACTTTAAAAGAATATTTTGATTTTTTTGCAAAATTTACTATAGAAAGATATAAAGCACATTATAATAAATCACCTCAATCTGTTTTAGACATTGCCTGTAACGACGGTACGCAGTTAGATTTTTTTAAGAAATACAATGTTGATACTTACGGTATAGATCCTGCAGAAAACTTACTTAGTCTAAGTAATTCTAACCATAATATAATTTGCGATTTTTTTCCCTCTAGTAAGATACAAAGAAAATATAGTATAATAGTAGCTCAAAATGTATTTGCGCATACACATAATATATTTGACTTTTTAAAGCAATGCTACGATATATTAGAAGATGAAGGTACTCTGTATATACAAACTTCACAATCAAATATGATTCTGAATAACGAGTTTGATACTATATATCATGAACACTTATCCTTCTTTAATTCATCATCAATGAAAGTAATAGTTGAGAGATGTAAACTTAATCTCAATAATGTATTCAAGTTTGATGTACATGGTAGCAGCTATATATTTGAGATTTCAAAAAATAAGCATGATACTAATATTGAATCTGTAATAGCGCAAGAATATGAACGTGGTCTATACAACATTGAAACATATAATCTATTTGCGACAAACGCTAAAAAAGTTACAACAGATTTAAAAGAAGTTATAAGCAAATATAAAAAGGAAGGCTATACTATTATAGGCTATGGAGCTGCAGCTAAAGGAATGACGCTTTTAAATTTTGGTAATATACAAATGGATTATATTATCGACGATAATCCTTTAAAACACGGGCTTCTAACTCCTGGTACGAATATTAGTATAGGTGATATTAGTATTTTAAAGGAAAAAGAATTTACAAACATTCTTTTTGTACCACTTGCGTGGAACTTCTATACCGAAATATATAAAAAAATTAAGCAGCAGAGAAATTGCTCACAAGACGTGTTTGTAAAATACTTTCCCTCTATTGAAATCCTATCGTAAACTTCTTTAATTAAATGAATAAACATTTATTTACTTTTTCTAACTGGAAATATTATAAAAGTGCTGACGAGTTAGTAAAAAGTGCAATACCTTTTGTAGATATTATGCATTCATATCACGAAAATGATATTGATATAAATTTTTACGAGCAAAATATACAGCTTTTTCGTAAAAGCAGAGGATTTGGTTTTTGGGTTTGGAAATCCTACTTTATAAACAAATTATTAGCTAATGCTAATGCTGATGATATTTTTTTATATGTCGACGCAGGGAACACAGTAATAGACGATATAAGCGTAATATATGAATTAGTAGAAAAGAACGAAAGGGGGTTAATATTATTTGATAATACCGATGGTTCATCTACTGGTGAGAATTGGAAGAATATTAACTGGACTAAGTCCGACTGCTTTAATTTACTTAATCTCAATACAGATGAGTATCTTTACGGCAATCAAATAAACGCGTCATATATAGCTTTCAGAAAAACAGATTTTACAGTAAAATTCTTCGATGTATTCGCAAAAGCGACCTCACACTATAATATAGTATCAGATGAGCCGAATGTAACAAACGATTTTAATACTCAATTTATTGATCATAGACATGATCAATCTGTGCTATCGCTTTTAAGTATTAAGTACAATATCCAAATCGAACGGGATCCGTCGCAGTGGGGGAACCATAAAATAAATGCAAATAGTAAATACACGCAACTATTCGATCATCATAGAAGAAGTTTAAAATGAAAATACTTATAATACAGGAAGCTAGTAGACATAAAGAAGATATAGATTATAGAGAGAGTCTTTCTTTATCACGCGCTTTTAAAGCGCATAACTGGGATGTAACTGTGTGGGGATTAAACCAACCAACATGGGGAGGTAAAATAAATTTTAACAACTATGATTATATCTTCAATCTTGAAAACTACGGTGATAACTGGTTACCTGATTTGTCAAATATTACAAAGCCATATAAAATATTATGGAGTATAGATGCCCATTTTAGAGGTGAACAGCCTTATGAATACATTTTTAACCAAGGTAAATATAATTTATTGTTACACTCCACTAAGGATTACGCTACGAAAAAACACACAGCATGGTTTCCAAATGCATTCTGTGATAAAAAAATTGTTAATCTTAATTTACCGACTAAGTATGAGCTAGGTTTCGTGGGGAACCACGCTAATAGAAAGCCTCTATTAGACTACTTAACTACCAATTTTAATCTAGAGCAGTTTATAGGTACACGCGGTGATGAAATGGTACGTGTAATTAACGAGCTTAAAATACATTTTAATAAAAATATCTCAAATGATATAAATTATAGAAGTTTTGAGACAATCGGTTGTGGGACACTACTACTAACTAATTATAATTCACAATATTCGGAGCTAGGATTTAAGGATATGGAAAACGTAGTTTTTTACGACGATATTAACTCGCTACATGAAAAAATTAAGCTACTTCAAACCGACGAGAAGCAGTTAGCGAGTATTAGTGAGCAAGGATATTTACTATCTAAAAAACACACTTATACAAAGAGGGTAGGTTCTTTAATTAAATTTTTACAATCATGCTAGCTGAAGATCAATTTCTATGTGGTTATAACTTAGCAAAAATGTGCGATTACGTTTTTGCGCAACATGATATAGTTAAGAATAACAATTGTAGATGGGATGATTTAAAAGTTACTCATCGGTCCGATATAGAGGGTTTGCAAAATAACTCTATCGTGTATTGCAAGACGGATTTCGTACCTTACCTTACTGACTTAATTAAATGTACAGATAAAAAGGTATGTATTATTACTCACGATTCAGATTACCCTATCACACAAAAACTCATTGATTATTGCTTAGTATCAAATATTGTAGCTTGGTATGGGGTTAATATTAATGTAAAAAACGATAGGGTTTTCTCTATACCTCTTGGCATCGGCAATACAAATGTGCCAGAGACGCCTAAACCCGTAGATTTAATACAAAATTTTACCCCGTCTAATTCAAAACTACTCTATATAAATCACCGTATCGAGACATACCCACAGGAGAGGGAGGAACCATATAAATTATTTACGAATAGTGATTGGACCACAGTGGATTACCCAACACCTAAAGGGGAGTGGGATCACTATTTGTATAAATTAAAAAATCATAAATTTATGTTATGCCCTCGTGGTAATGGTATTGATACATATAGATTTTGGGAATCCCAATATAGCGATGTTATTCCCATAGTAAAAAATTCAATAAATATTCAATTTTATAAAGATATACTACCTATGCTAGTAGTTGATAGTTATAGCGATATTAATGAACAATTATTACTTGATAAGCTTAAAGAGTGTAGTCAAAAAACTTTTAACAAAAATATATTATCCTGCTCTTACTGGATAGATAAGATTAAAAATCATTTATGAAAATATCAATACACAGTATGCACTGGGAAAATGCAAGTCCAGATATTGTAAACTCACACAAACAAGTATATGAACATTTTAATATACCTGTTAATTATAGTGTAGGTCAATACAATCACGGAGAATGGATGACACACATAATGAGAACAACAACGCAAGACATTGTTGCATTTTGTGATATTGACTGTGTACCAATACGACGAGATATATTAACAGAAGGTATAGAATATGTTACAAAGGTTGATGGATTTATAGGGCCGGCACAAGCCTCCAACCACTATTCCGCCCCTATAAATAAGCATATTTTTGCCTCCCCAGCCTTCTTTATAATTACTAAATCAGCCTATTTACGTATGGGTTCACCTTCTTTTGCATCTATTGAGGGTCGCTCAGATGTAGCGCAAGAAGTTAGTAGGGTAGCAGATACAATGAATGACGTTACATATAGATGCTGGTACCCGACAAAATATAATGGTAATATAAGAACAGCAAATCCGAAGGGATACGATGAGTTAGGAAACTATGGTAGGTATGGTATATGTACCGTTTACGACAATGATAGATTATTACATTTATATGAAGGTAGACTATCAACTAATGCAGCACTATTTAAAGATGTATGTAATAAAATAATAAGTGGCAATTTTAGTAGCCAAGATTATAATAGTTGTACAACCTTTTAAAAAATGAACCTAGAACTTGATAATAACAACCTCGATAGTATTGACTTACCTTTTAAACATAGCGTTTTTTCTGATGAGAGGTATCAGTATCTTTTTTGGAAAAGTGGAGTGGAACATTATAGAGTTTTACATTATATTTCATCTTTATTTAAAGATATTACTATTTGCGATGTTGGTACAAAGCATGGTCTGAGTGGTGTAGCACTAGCCAATATAAATAATCATGTTTATAGCTACGATCTAGTGGATAAATTAGATAGTAATTTAAAGAAACTTGAACAAGAACTAAATATAGATTTCTTCATACGTAATTGCTTAGAGGCAGAGGAGGATAGGCAGCGCATTCTTAGTTCAAAAATTGTAATGTTGGATACAGATCATGATGGTTTTTTTGAAAATAAATTCTATAATTTCCTTATTGAAAACAAATATAAGGGACTACTTATTTTAGATGATATTAATTTAAACGACCCTATGGTAGAGTTCTGGAACCGTATTTCACAAACTAAATTCGATATAACTCGCTTTGGTCATCACTCTGGAACAGGAATCGTAGAGTTTAGTTAAATTTAAAATTAATACGTTGAAACCAACTCTAATATTTCATAATAACTACATGATTATTGATCAACCTGTTTATAGGGCGACTTTTTTTTAAAAGGTATGCAAGAAGTAGATATAATTTTTCTAACAAATACAATCGACGAGAGACAGTATGGAATTTCGCAAAGAGCTATCAATACATTAAGATGGTCGGAGGATTCTGTTAAGTTTAACATTATTGTTATAGAAACAAACCACAAATACCTTGATAGTGGGTTTATGTATGAAGGGTGTAATGTTATTACACCGCAGGAAGAATTTCACTACAATAAGTTCCTTAACTACGGACTTAAACACACGAAGACTGATTGGATCGTCGTTGCAAATAACGATTTAATTTTTACAAAGAAATGGATGACAAATCTTTTAGAATTTGCAAGGCAAAATCCAGAGGTTAGATCTATGTCTCCGTATGAGCCTAATTGGCACGCTGAGAAAGGGTTGCCAAGTGGGGCTATATGCAATTTAGGATATAGAGCAGCGTATGAAGTTGCAGGGTGGTGTATAGCGTTTCATAGGTCCATAATTGAAGAATGTCAACTCTTTGATGAGAGATTTAGGTTTTGGTACCAAGATACTGACTATGGTGAGACGTTAAGAAGTAAAAATATAACACACGGGCTCATAGGCAATTCACGAGTGTATCATATGGTCGGCCAGTCTTATGATACCATTCCGGATGAAAAGAAAAGGGTTATGATGGAAGATCAATTTAAAGTATATTATGATAAATGGAAGCCTGAAAAGTAAGTATTCACCAGACTCTACAAAGTTATTTCATATCGTCATACCAACATATGGTGGTGGGCCGAAGCTGGAGGTTATAGTTAATTGTTTTCTTGCGCAGACATGTCAAGATTATCATATATCTATTGTATCTGACGGACCTGAACCAGAAACAGCTGTGCAGCTCGAAAAATACTACGATATTGAAAATTTCTCATACTATCAATTAGATAAAAGGTATAATGACTGGGGACACACTCCAAGAGAGTTTGGTATGTATCAGTCAGACTGCGAGTTTACATTGATGTCGGGGTATGATAACTACTATGTACCTACATTTATTCATGAATTTAGGAGAGCTGCAAGACTAGCAGATAACGTAAAGTTTATATATTGCAACATGGCTCACAATCACGTTATACACGGCTCAGCATATAACGGACATATCGATTCGATATTAAAGTGTGGTCATATTGATATAGGAAATTTTGCAACAAACACTGACCTGCTAAAAATTGTAGGTTATAAATCTCGTGCTTACGCAGCTGACTGGGATCTGGTAGAGTCCCTCATGCCACATATTCACCTACCTGAAAATAATATAGTAAAAATACCTCAAACATTATATGTCCACAATTAACTTACCCACAATACACGTATTTGCAATCTGCTATAATGAAGAGAGAATAATTCCCCCTTTTCTCGACCACTATAAATATGCAGATAGGATCACGGTCTATGATAATGAATCCACAGACAGTTCTAGAGAGCTTCTTTCTAGAGATCCAAGAGTTAATATAATAACGTATAAGACTAGTAATACACTGGATGATAATGTGTATGTAAGAATAAAACAGTCTTGTTGGAAGCAAGCAGACTGTACATATGCAATTATTGTAGATATGGATGAATTCATATATCATCCAGACATTAAGGAGTTTTTAAGAGAGACAAATCACGCTGCGTATAGACCGTTAGGATGTAATATGACTACTGAAGTGTTTCCAGCATCAGGATCGTTTGTTGATACTATAAAAACAGGTGTAGTGGATAGAAACTACTCAAAGCTGTGTGTGTTAAGCCCTAAGCGTGTGAGATCTATAGAATATCGGTTAGGATGCCACCAAGCAGATATATACATGGAAAATTCACAGGATGGAGTACTGGAGACTGCAGAGATGAAATTATTACACTACAAAAATATATCCTTCGAATATAGATTTAATAAACATCAAGAGTATTTAAAGCGTATGAGTAATTTTAATAAGGAGGTAGGTGCTGGAATTCACTACTCGTTTTCAGAGGAGAAACAAAGAGAAGAGTTTGATGCATCTCTTCGTGATATGAAAAAGCTGATATAACTAATCAAAAAGATAGTATATTTTAAAGTTGTGAAATAGGAAACTTATAGTATAATATATTCATGATTATTACCCAACAAGTATATAATGGTCCGTTAATTAAGGAGAGATTCGCATATAGATTCATTGGTAAAAAAGTTAACCCTGTAGGCGACATTGTTGCGTTTAGAGCTCCTATGTATGTGAGTGACGATCTTATTGATCTAGAGGATTCACTTACTAAAGACTTTATCTACAGCGAAGATGCAATTAACTTTTGCTGGGAGATTCCTAACTTAGATAAATTTGGTGCTGTTGCCTTTCAGAGATGGTTTAATACAAATATTGCAACGATTCTATCGAGATATATTGATAAGTCTATTAATATGAAAGGCGACGATCTTATGGTGCAGGATAACTTCATTGGATCTGATAAAGTTGTACGAGAAGTAGGTAAGTGTAGTGTGAGTATTACATACTCGAAAGATAACGTTGCGATTGGGCATACAGGCATTAATATTAGAGCAGGTAAGCAAGCCCCAGGCTTTGCGTACTCTACTAATATGTCTGACGACGTAGCGGTTAGCTTCATGGAAGATGTTATTTCGACATTCTATCGCGAAGTAAATGATATCTTCGTAGCTACATCTAAAGTTATTGTATGAACTTTTTCGAAACTCTTAACTTCCTCTTCTACAAGAAGAGGGATAAACAACCAGATGTAGATATTGAGACTGCAAGTGCATTTAGCTCCTACATGACAAATAGATGGTGGTCTTTTTATGATAAAGATTCAGCTCTATTTACTAATAACGTTCTCAATAGACTATCTAGTGTGTTTGATGATAGGTCAGAACAGTTTAAGCTGTACTACAATCTGATTACACCTCGTAAGTTTAAGAGAATTAACTATGTAAAGAAAAATAAAGAGGATAAGGATACAGAGGACCAGGAAAAGAAGGCTATGTTTGCCCGAAACAATATGCTTTCTGTAAGAGAGGTTAATATGTATGTTGATTTACTCGAGTCTTTAGATAAGTAATTGTATGCCTGAAGATATTAATAAGCTAGTTCCACAACGTGGTTTAATCGACCTCTCAAACCCAACAGCTGGTGATTTCGGCTTAGATGAATACAACCTCAAATTTGTTTTTGATGACATTGTACTAGTCGAGTATGTAGATATGTCTGATGATGGTGGTAGTGTAATGCGCAACGGCCTTTTTATACCAGTTAATACGTTGACTAAAGCTTGGAGAAAAGCTAAAGTCGTATTGACAGGACCTAACGTACAGTACGCTAAAGTTAATGATGTTGTCATCTTCCCTAATAACTTAGGTGTGACGGTATCTAACCTAGATGTGGAGGGTGTTGGTCGAGTTAAGTCAGGTGTATTCCTGAATGAGAGTAGGATTTTCGGAATCTGTACATTAAAATAAAATGTCAGTATCAGAGCTGGAAAGCTTACTTCTAACAAACGTTTTAGATATTAGATTTACCAGGGAAAAAGTAGTCCCTGGTAGATCTGGTACTAGAAGAATGTTATGCACTAAGTCTTATGACTTACTCAACTCCACAAACGGTAGAATTGTATTAAATTATAGCCCACCTCGTGGTAATAAAAAGTATAGCGAGAATAAAACAGGTACATTGGTAGTATGGGATATTCTTATGCAGGATTATAGAAAGTTTTCTGCTAGTTCTGCAGTAGTATTGAAACAGATTCCAGATAACGACGAATTCTGGGCATATTTCAAAGAGTCTGTGTACCCTCTTACAACAGAACAGAAAATTACCTTTATGGATTCATAAGGTTGATATTCCAACTACTCGAAGTATATATAATATATGAACAAGATAGACGAATACAGCTCAGCGCTACAAGATCTTTTGCAGTCTAGAATTGTAATTAAGTGTGGTAAGAAAACTCTTAAAACAGGAGTGTTAAAATTGTTCAACATTAAGCAATATTTTATAAAATTGTATATTGAAGTTGAAGGTAAGGAGCAAACGGTACTCGAAGTACCATATCCATTCGCAGTAGAGTTGCAAGAAGATGGAACGTGTCTATTAAACTACAAACTATCAGCAATGTGCAATAACCACAAAGCTTCTATGCGCGCTCTAAACAGTTATCCAGTAAAAACTGCAAATAAGATGTATGATAACTTTCTAATCATTAAATCTTGCAATTGAGAGGTATTGGACTATCATTAAGGTGTGCAGAAATTGCTATCTAACTTTCCAAAAGACTATACACCAACCTCGCAGCAGGTATATCTCATAGAAGAAATTGAAAAGGCATATAAAGACGGCTATAAGTTTGTTGTATGCTGCGCTCCTACAGGCTCAGGTAAGAGCTTTATATCTAAGACACTAGGTAATGTTGCGAAAGAGTGCTCCTCTACATATAGCAACTTAATTAATACATACCAAGCATACAAAGGTACTGGCTCTGGTGGGTACGCATACGAAGAGGATTTAGGTCAAGAGCCTTCTCATAGTGCTGTAGCCCTTACTATTACAAAAGCTCTTCAAGATCAGTACAAATCACAGTTTAGTGATACTGAAATACTAAAAGGGAAGTCAAATTACAAGTGTGTAGTAGATGAATCATGTACCACAGAAGTAGCTCCATGTATTCTATCGAAGAGTTTAAAGAATTTATGCTGGAAAGAGGATGTATGCCCGTATTATAGAGCTAGAAATGCAAGTTTAGTTGCTAGATTTTCATCTCTAAACTATAACATGTTTTTCTCTCTACCAGCCCACGTGAAGAGACGGGAATATATGATTTGCGACGAGGCCTCTGAGCTCGAAGATCAATTTGTTAAGGAGTATACATGCACTCTACCTCTTGATATGTTCAAGAGGTATAGATTAAACGTATCTGCATTCCCTAATACTAGTGATAGGGATAAAGCTTACAAGTGGCTAAACACCTTGAGCGTTCTTATTCGAGATAATGTTGCAGATATCATTGCGTACCTTAACGATAACAAGAAAAAGGCAGAACTTGCATCGAAGAAGCAAGAGCTTGTATTCTTTCAGAGAATCGGTAGCAAGGTTAAGACCCTAGTAGACACTTGGCTACAGAGTGAGTATATCATCGAGCGAGCTGATAAGTCAATTACGTTTACACCACTTAAAGTTAATAAGCTAGCACATCATCTATTCGATTATGCTGATAAAGTATTGTTAATGTCTGCAACTATCATAGATCCAGCTAACTTTTGCAAGCAGTTAGGTATCGATAAGTTTAAATATATTGAAGCACAGTCAGCATTCGACCCTAAAAATGCTCCTATACTAGTAGCTAGTAAGGTTAAACTGAATTATTCTAACTTACAAGCTAATTTACCTGTGATAGCTAAGACTATCAAGACGATTTGTGACTATCATGGCAATGATAAAGGCATTATCCACACGCAAACTAATCAAATTACTAACTATCTTAAGGATAACTTGAAGAGTGGTAGGGTTTTATATAGAGAATTAGGTGTAACTAATGAAAATATACTTGAAATGCATACAAACTCACCGGAACCCACCATATTAGCATCACCTTCCATGGGTTTCGGTGTGGATCTGAAGGGAGACCTTGCAAAATTTCAGATTATAGTTAAAGCTCCATACCTTCCTATGGGAGATAAGCGGATTGAGATGATGATGAAGCTAGATTCGCATTGGTATCTTAATGCTATGCTATGCTCTCTCATCCAAGCATGTGGTAGAGGTGTAAGATCCACTAGTGATAAGTGTATAACATATGTTCTCGACTTAGGAATTGTAGAAGCTGTGATTAAAAACAAACATAAAATCCCTAAATGCTTCTTAGACCGGTTTGTCTAGCCTAAATAAGAAGATATAATGAAAAATACTGGATTTTACTGGGAAATCAAAGATGTTTTAACACAGTTTGTTGCAGCATTTGATGACATCTTTATCAAACGATATGATAAAGATAGAAATCCTCTTGAATCAATAGAAGTTAGGTATGTCTTCGCCCCTAAAGAGAGAATTATTTACGATATCGTTAATAAAGCACAGAATATAACACTGCCAGCTGTTAGTGTTAACGTTACTAGTGTTGCTAGAGATAGTTCTAGAGTGTTCAATAAGCTGGAAGATGTATACCTTCCAGGTATTCCTAGTCAAGGATTCAGTAGAGCTGCAAGAGTTCCAGCTCCAGTTCCTATTAATATCGAGGTTAGTGTATCTATTATAGCTAAATATATGACTGACATAGATCAAATTATATCTAATTTTGTTCCTTATTGTGATCCATATATAATCCTCTCTTGGTCTCTTCCAGTGGAATTTGGAACAGCTGAGCCTTTTGAAATACGATCAGAAGTATTATGGAGTGGTTCGATAAGTATGACCAATCCTATAGATATAACGAACGACAAGTATAGAGTTATAGGAGACACATCTTTTACAATTAAAACATGGCTGTTTAAGGAAGCAAAAGACACGCAAGCTATTATTTACAAGGTTGAAAATAACTTTACAGACGTAAGAACTTCAGATGCACTAACTTATTATGAGGACTATAGAGGTCTAAGTGGTTATAGCACTACAGAAATGGTAGTAGTTTCCGCTCTCCCATCAGTAACTAATCTATTCTACTCAACCTCGGGCGCAACAATTCCAGTCTATTCTACACCTATAACGATTCGAAGGGATAATACTAATCAGTTTATTGTATACGGTAAAAACTTTAATTATAATAATACATTTTACTTAAGTAGTGGAACTCCAAACTTCTATAAGAATTATTCACCTATTAGAACTGCTAAGAGCCCGTTGATAAGTGGTTATAATGTAACAAATTTCGTAAGTGTATTAAATAATAACATATACACTTTAAATTTACCCGTGTGTGCTTTATCATCTCAAGGTGCCTTTACAATTGTTACTGCGAATAGCGCTGGCTGGGCCACTACTGATAGTGGCTTAGCTGTTAATGTTGACTAAATATAAGAAATAACGATGCCGGATACAACACCCAATAATAATAAGAGTTATTCATCAAACGCTACCCATCAATCAACATATGGGCGTAATTTGATGACATATATCCAGAATAAAATACCTGGAATGAGTGTTGTTGATGCAAACGACCAAAATCTCAATCCAAAATACAGAATTTTCGCCGAAACAGGACTAAGAAGAAGCCAGGCTCTAGCGAAAAATTCGGTATCTCAGTCAAACGACTTCAATAACAACGGAATCTACGGTTCTAAAGTACAGGACAAGTCGTTTGAGCATGTAATGTACGCATCTCTCAATGAAAATAAGGGAGCTAGATTGAGAGATTATAGAGTAATGGCTGCATACTCGGATGTTGCTGACGCTCTCGACGAAATTTGCGATGAATCTATCAATACGGATGAGTCTGGTAGTGATGTTTCTATTACATATAGAAATACTGACCTTACAGCTACAGATAAAAAGGTATTAGACGAGGAATTTAGTAAGTTTCAAAACTTGTACGACCTAAAAACCAAAGGTTGGCAGTACTTTAGACAACTACTTGTCGAAGGAGAGCTTTTTTTTGAGTTAATTGTACATGAAAACCATGTAGAGGAAGGAGTTTTAGGCGCTGTAAACATACCAACTGAGCTTATTGATCCTGTATATTCAAATATACAGAACCTAACGGTAAAGGGGTTCCTATATAAAAAGCCTATTTTTGACTCTAATGACCCTAAAAAGACTGAGAGATTTGAATATATTCCTCTAGATGAAAATCAAATTGTCTATATTAACTCAGGTCTCATGGATGAAAATAGAAATTACGTTCTACCGTTCCTTGAGAATGCAAGAAGATCTTATAGGCAGCTTTCTCTTATTGAGGATGCGATTGTTATCTATAGACTTGTTAGAGCACCAGAACGATTGGTGTTCAACGTAGATGTAGGAAATATGCCCGCACCTAAAGCTGAGGGATATCTCAAAAAGCTTATAGCGAACTATTGGTCGACAAAGACATTTGATATAGATCAAGCTGATGTTGTTAGAAAGTTCAACCCACAATCCATGCTTGATGCTTTCTGGTTCCCGAAAAGAACAGGGTCAGAAGGATCTAGTGTAACCCAACTTCAAGGTGGTCAGAATTTAGGAGAGCTTGCTGACTTGATGTATTTTATCAAAAAGCTATATAGGTCCCTTAAAGTACCAACATCCAGACTAGACCCGGCCGATGCAGTTAAAGATGGTTCAGAAATTCTTAGAGAAGAGCTTAAGTTCGCAAGGTTCATTATTAGGCAGCAGCAACGTTTTGCAGCTGGTATTAAGAGAGGATTTATAACACATCTTAAACTAAAAGGAATGTGGAAAAAGTTCTCTTTGTCAGAGCCTGGTCTCGAAATTGCTTTCAATGTTCCTACTAACTTCTACGAGGTTAGAGAGAGTCAGAAGCTTGAAATGAAGACCAAGGCATTTCAAGATGTTACTGTTTCTGAATTTGTATCTAAGACTTACGCGCAGAAAAAATATCTTGGGTGGAAGGATATAGATATTCTTGCTAATAGAGAGTTCTTGAGAAAAGATGCTGAGCTTGTATGGGAGCTTGAGCAGATTAAAGCTAACGGTCCAGGATGGAAAGAAGCAGTTCTTGCTCAAGATCTTGCACCTGAAGGAGGAGCAGGAGGAATGGGACCTGATATGGGAGGTACACCACCTCCTGGCGGTGGTGCAGGACCTGGAGGAACTCCTCCACCATTTACAGGTGGACCTCCTGATGTTGGTGGTGAGGCTCCAGAAGCAGGAGGTCCACCTGAAGCTCCTCCACCAGGCTAATAAATATAGTTAATGAGAGATAGTCAAAAAGCTTTAGCAGAACTCTATTCGAGAATAATACTCGAAGAGAGTGGTCGTAAGGTTATTGAGGGAAATGTTTTACTGAACGGGCTTTATCTCACAGAGCTGCCTGAGTTGCTTGTAGATGTAGAAGTTACAGGTAATTTTAATTGTAGTGATAATTTACTCATAACTCTTAAAGGCTCACCTAGAAGAGTGATTGGAAATTTTGAGTGCTCTAATAATAAACTAACTACGCTGGAAGGAGCCCCAGTGTATGTTGGTGGCACTTTTTACAGTTATAGAAACCGGCTCACTTCTTTAGAGTACATTCCTGCATATATCGGTTCCGGGTTTTTCTGTATGGAAAATAGATTAACGTCGCTTTTAGGTTGCCCGCAAGTAATACATGGCACCTTTGCGTGTAGTCACAATAGCCTCAAATCCCTCGACGGAGGACCTAGAGTTGTTGGTGGTAATTTTTGGTGTACCAACAACAATCTTATTACATTAGAGGGAGCACCAAAGACTGTTCGCGGAGAGTTTAATTGTTACAGACAGGCCATTAAATTCAGCAGAAAAGATGTTGCTAACGTCGTAAATGTAGGTAACGCAATATTTGCTGATACACTTTAATTTGGTTATACTGGACTAAATAATGGAGATGGCACTAGCATGTACAATTACTCCAGTCTCAGCATTTCAGTCTACAAACTTAAACAATAAGATTGAGACATTTAATGATCTAGGAGATAGAATTAAAAGGTCTTTAGGTTACCCCGTAATCTCTTTAGAGCTTCATCAAGATCAACTATTTGGTAACATCCAAATAGCAATTGAATACTTTTCAAAATTTGCAGGATTTACCGAAGAATACCTAATTTTTGATTCGAGAATCTACGAAACGAATAAAGGTGTTAGACTAGACCATCTGTTTACTTTAGCACGTGCTGGAATGACAGACCAACAAAAAGTTGATAACGCACCTAAGTGGCCTGGTCCAGATTTCGTAGTGGATATACCACAGACTGTATATATAAGCACATCTGCTATAAACGGAGCGACGTTCACTGCATCAACCACACTATCGAGTTTATTTGTTAGCGGTATTACAGAGTTTGAAATCGTCGACAAAACGCTTTATTCTTCAATAACAGCATTTAGCCCAGGGCTATCTGGTAAATTTAAAGAATCAATCAAGAAAGGGATCTCTCTACAATCGCAAGATGCAACCCCTGTTGAGTTCTCTAATGTATTCGACTACGATCTCATGGATTA